CGAAGAACCGCGTGATGTCGTTCTCGAGGAGCTTGTCGCCCTCGTAGGCCTCGAGCCTGAAATAGCTGCGCTCGAACACGTCGGCCGGGCTCCACGAAATGTAGCCGTCCTCGTACTTGACGGCGTAGCCCGGCTTGCCGTCCTTCTCCTCGGGCCAGGCCAGGACTTCCTTCACGCCAATGTAGTAAGCAGTCATCCGATCCTCCTATGCGTTCTGGTTTGCCATCGGCACACCGGGCTTGGCCGGGGCGCCGCCTCTCTCTCGTTGTGGGCCCTTGCCGCGCATGCCCTGCCCGCCAGTCTGCGGGACCGGGAACGGCTGGCCGTTCTGGGCGTTGGACATGCCGCCGCTCTTGACCGCCTGGCCGGCGCGGGCCACGGGGTCGTCCCCGGGGCCGCCCTGACTCTGTTGCAAGAACTGGTACAGCTGGGCCACGAACTCCTCGGGCATGCCGGCGTCGATCATGATCTGCATGGCTTGTTCGAGCGGCCCGGCCTGATTCATGCGCTCGACGATCTGGCGCCAGTTGGGGAACTTGACCGTCTCCAAGAGGGCCCGCTGGTCGATCATGCCCATGGTCGCCAAGTCAACCGCCTGCTGGCGTTCCTCGGCCTCGGTCTTGATGACGGTCGAGCCGGATTCCACGATGTAGGCGAACTCGCCGCCGATGAAGTCGATGCCGCGCATGGGAACCGGAGTACCGGACACGTTGACGATCTCTTCCTCGACGTGGAAGTTCTGCAGGAAGCTGATGAAACAGCGGCCGCGGTTCCTGACCAGGGCGTCGACGGCCCGGATCTTGGCCCGCACCAGCACCGCCGCTCGCTCCTGGAGCATCTGGATGGCCGAGGCCGCGATGATGCCGGCCGGGGCGTCGCCGCGGTCCACATCCTCGATTTGACTGGTGCGGTCGAAGAACCGGACCAGCACGTCGAGGGCCTGGAACAGCCAGGCGGGCGGGGCCGGCAGCTCCAAAAACCGAATGCCCATGCTCGTCTGGTAGGAGTTGGGCTGGAGGATGAGGCGCGGGATGTAGGCAAAATGGGAAGAATCAAGCCCCGTGTCCTTGGGAATGATGACCGGTGGCTGGAGGCACATCTTCAGGTAGCGGATGATGGTCCGCCACAGCTCGTCGATGGCCTGGGCGATGTCGCCCGTCGTCTCGGCCTGGGAGAAGCCCCAGAACAGCTCGGTGTCCTTGAAGGACCGGGCCACGGTGAACGGATAGCGCCTGAACAGGAAGGTCTTCTCGACCATTTCCGGGGTGAAGCCCCAGTTGATATTCGGGTTCGCCCCGTCGTACATGATCCGGTACCCCTCCTTGGTGTCCCTGGCCAGGACCACCAGGCGGATGCCACCGGGGTGCTTGAGCTGCTTGCCCTGCGGGGTGTCGACGGTCGTGTCGTCCTTGCACCAGACCTCGACCAGCACGGTCTTGTTCTCGAACGGCAGGGCGCCGTCGTTCTCCGGAGCGTGGTACTTTCCGCCGTACCCGGCCGACGTGCCGCCGGGGAATCCGGTCGTGGTGCCCGTGCTCATGTTCGACTCGGCCACCGAGTCCTCGCGGTCGGTCAGGAACAGCTCGGGGATACCCAAACTCTCGTTCAGGGTGCCCTGATCCAGCCCGAACCGCTTCTCCGCCACGTCGATGTCCTCGACATAGTGGTGGCAACAGTAGGGCATGCGCTGGATGTTGTGGTATTTGCCGGGGGCTGGAAGGAAAGAGGTTATGTCCAGGGGCACGCACCGCATCTTCTGCGTCAACGGGTCGAGCACGGCCTTCTCGATCACGGTCCCGTAGGTTTCCATGATCTTGACCGCCGTTTCCAGCGTGTCCGCCTGCTCTTCCTCATTGTTCCAATAGTCGCACATGGCCGACACGGCCGCCGAGATGGCCTCGTCGCCGGTCGTGGACTGCACGCTCGCCACCGGGTTTCGAGCCGTGATGTTCGCCACGGTCCTCTCGATGTTGGCCCCGATGAGCCCCAGAGACAGCGACGCCGAGAACCCGCCGAAGAGCATGTCCTTGAGCTGCTTGTTCATCTGGCGCTTGGCCCGGGTCAGCACATAGTTCGACATCCAGCGGTGGAGCATGCCGAGCCTGGCCCGTTCATCGAGGCAGTTCTCGTAGAGCTGACCGAAGAACCGGGCCGCCTCCGGGTCGCCCTTCTGCGGCAGGCGGGCCAGGTTGTTCTTCTGGCGCCTGCGGTGAGGCTGGGCGTCGCCCTCCGGCGGCGCGCCGAAGCCCATGGCGCTGACGACATCGCTTGAGAGGTGAGAAACAGAGTTGTCCGTGCGTAATTTTGTCATGGCATCTACACCTTTTTCCCGTTTTGGATCTGCCTAATCATGTAGATGCTCATGTTGCAAGTTTTTGCGATCTGAGCCTGCGTGCATCCTTCGGCCGTCATCCGCATGACGGTCATCTTGACGCTTGCCGGGCTTCCGTCGGGGGCTGGGTAGATGGTGTCTGGTTCCACAGGGGAAGAAGCAGGGTCAGGATCATCGACAGCATCAATGCCGCCAGTATCGACAGGGCGCCAACCGTCATCTTCCGAGCCTTCGACGTGTTGTACCTCCGCAAACTCCGCTCGTCCGAGCGCATCTTGCGCTGCACCTTCGCCGCCGTCTCTTCCTTCCGCCATTCCCGAGCACGCTGCTTGTGCGTCTGCGCCATCCTGCACCTCCGTCCGACCGAGTTTCTCATCCACGAACCGCTTGACCTGCCGCATGATCGAAAGCGTCGTGTACGCCGTCCCGCATTGCGGGCAAATCACGTTGTCGCCAATGACCCACTCCTTCTCCGCGAACGCATACCACCCCCAGGAGCGATACCGCGGAATCATCCGCAAGTACGACCCCCTCATGGGTGGCTCGTTCCTGAATTTCTCCGTCAGGACGTGGAATTTTCCGCCGCAACCGCCGCACTTGACCGGCATTCCGGCGATATTGACCCCATCGACGTAGAGCCCACTGATAGCGACCGGATCACTCGTCATCCTCGGCCTCCCCGGAGCGCGCCCGCCTGGGCCCCGTGCCGAAAACCGTCGAATCCAGGAACCTCTTGACCTGCCCGTCGACCGCTTTCATGGCCGTATCGTACTCCTGGGCCGCCTGCTTGGTCCCCTGCGGTACGTCCGCCGGCTGCTCGCTCCATCCGGCCCCGAATGTCCGGCGCATCATGTCCTGCACGCTCTCCGAACCGCCATTCCCGTCCGGATAGCCCCATTCCGGGTCCGGAGCCTGGAAGGAAGCCCCCTTGACGGCCCCGAAGAGACTCCTCGTGCCGCCGCTTCCTATCCGCATTCCGATGGTCATGCCCCCCAAAAAAGATGTCGCCAGCGCCACGAACAGCACCAGCGACATGAGCACGGCCCACAAGACCAAATTTCCACCCATAAGCCCTCCCGGGACTACTGCCGCCCCATTATCACGTTCTTTCCACCCAGCGATGCGTCAAGGAAGCCTCTACCAACACTCTCCGGCCTTGACAACTGATCCACCACCTGATCCTGCGTCAAGTTCCTGCACGCAACCTCCGCAATATCCCTCTCTGCAGGTGTTAGCGCCGCCCTCGGCGTCACGTCCGACAGCGTATAACCACCACCGGGACGACTCATGCAGACGTAGCGAAGCTCGTCCACCGCATGATCTTCTCCGTCGGTATCGACATCCTCCCAGTCCGTGTCGTCACGCTCCTGTATCGGCAGTGTCCGTATCAACTGGACGCAGTTTTCCGTCACATAGAGCATGGGCTCCCACTTCTCGTAGACGACCTGCTCCTCCACAGACCCGTCCGGCAACTGCACTTCCTGCTTCTGCATCTCCACACAGCGTCCACGAAGCCTTCCGCGGACCTGGTCCCAGCCACTTATCCTCTTGTTCTCCGCACGACGGAAGACAATCCCTTCCGAAGAGAACTTTTCCGCTATGCTCGGCCCGTCCTTCTCCGCAAAAATCGACGGGTCAGCGACCCGGTCGAACCCTCCGGACCCCAACAACCGCTTCCTGTCCTCCAATTCCGCGATCCGCTGGGCAACCAGGGTCGACGTCATCTTCAGCCCCACGTTCGCCTCCCCTTTCGGGCACCCATACCACTCGAAAAACCGCACGAGGCTCCCTTTGGGGAAAATCCGGTTCCCGCACTCCGAAATACTCGTCTCGCCATCGCTCACGGCGTACCATCCAATCGAAAACGGTGTGCTCGAACCCCAGTCCATACCGACGATTCTGGGCCAATGCTGCGGAGGACGGAAGAACGGGACAACATGCTGGAACTTGTTCCACACATCCGAGAAGAATCCACCCAAAACGACGTCCCAATCGCCCTCCAGCCACGCCCTCCGCAGCATCGGATCCTTGATCGACCGCAGAAGCGCCACATATTCGGGGTCATTCTCGCACAAAATCTTGTTGTCTTCCACACGACTGGGAATGAAGACGGAACTCATGCCAAAACCGTCGATCATGATCTGGCCAGGCTTCACCCCGTAGGGCATGAACCTGGCCTTTATCTGGTTGTGGCCCGGTCCTCCTGGGTTGGCCGTCAAAAACATCCTGGTCGTCAGGCCGTGCGGCGAGCGCATACAACCTTTCAACATCTCGATGAGCTGCTCAATGAACGGAAACTGGCACGCCTCCTCGATCGAAATCTCCGAAAACTGCTGGCCCTGGAAGAATTCCGCCTTGTCCATGCTCTCGATGACCGTCAGCATGATCTGCGCACCGTTCTCGAACCGCAGATAGTTCGTGCTCTGGGCGCTCCCCTTCAGCTCCGCCGGCAGGCCAAACCGGATCAGCTCGAAAATTCGGCGCCGAAGCTCCGCGAAATACTTGTAGCTCTTCCTGATGAAGAGCCCGTTCCACTTGTACCCGTGCTCCATGGCCCCGTATATCTGCCGGCCGATCGCGCAGTCGGTCTTTCCGCCACCACGGGCCCCGCCGAACAGAATCATGCGCGCCGGGCAGATCGTCGCGAACACCTGGGGGCCGGGCTGGGGGCTCCACACCCTCGAAATGTCCAACTGGCCTCCGCTCACGCCCCCGAGCCGCGCCGCCGCGGCCACACCGCCAAAACCCATTCCGGCCATATAGACCCCCCAAAAAAAATTATTGGTCAGAAATATGTTGATTTTCGAGTTTGAGCAATCGGTCGCAATGAGGCGGGGCTGCATGGAGGCGGTTCCATCTAGGAATCTCGTGCACTGGCGGGACTCCTACCCCTTGATTCGATCAATGTGGTCGACAGGGCCGTGTACTG